AAACCTAGTAGCAATAATTGACATAATATCACTAATCTTATTTCTATCTGTTGCTGCACTATAAACAGTATCTAACAATCCCCTACCTACACCCATAGCAGCACTACCAATATCACCATAACTTTCATTGATAATTCTTTTAGTAGCTTCCCCAGCATCGAGAACTAATCCACCAAGCAATCCCAGATTAACCCCAGTAAAGTTAGCAGAATAGTTATCCATCAAGTTTAATGGAATTGGTAGATTTATAGTTGCTGTTGGAGATATATTGGTCGAGTTACCAGAAGTAGCAGTTCTTTGATATTTGAAAAATTTAATTCTAAAAAATTTGTTAGGAAGAACATCAGGAAAAGAACTAGAATCTACTCTTCCTGACGTACTTGATCTGTTTCTATCAACAGCTTCCTGTGGGTTACCCCAACCAACATATGGCATGTTTTTACCTCGGTATAAATACTATTATTATTTTATTTATAGTAGAAATAACAATGGCAACTTACAAAGGTAGATTTAGACCTAAATTTCCTGAGAAATATAAAGGTAATCCAACAAACATAATTTATAGAAGTTTGTGGGAAGCTAAGTTTATGAGATATCTTGATCATCATCCACAAGTATTGGAATGGGGATCAGAAGAGATTGTAATTCCTTACATATCCCCAATAGACAATAAAGTTCATAGATATTTTCCTGATTTCTATGTTAAAAAGAAGAATATGCAAGGTGTTGTTGAAACACTAATAATTGAAGTTAAACCTTCAGGACAAACAAAGCAGCCAGAAGTCCAGCAAAAAGTTACAAAGAGATATATTAAGGAAGTCTATACTTGGGGTGTAAACCAAGCTAAATGGAAAGCTGCAGAAGAGTTTTGCAAAGATAGAAGGTGGTCATTTAAAATAATGACTGAGAAAGAATTAGGAATTAAGTAATGGTTGATCAACAACAAGATTCAATGAGTTGGTTTAGATCTAAAGTAATGGAGGCTGCTGATGCTGGATCTTTTATGTCAGCAACTAGAAAAATGGCTGTATCTTCGATAACTCCAGGTAGTATGTATTTGTTTAGTTATGATCCTAAGCTTAAAAATATACTACCTGTTTATGATAGGTATCCTTTGGTGTTTCCTATAAGCTCACAAGGTGATTCATTCCTTGGTTTAAATATGCATTATCTCAATGGAGTACAAAGAAGTTCTCTGATGAATGCTTTAACCAGTCTTACAAATAATAGCAGATATGATGAGTCAACTAGAATTGTAATGTCATATGAACTTTTGAATGGGTCAGCCAAGTATAAATATTTTGAAAAAGCTTTGAAGAAATATCTTTATTCGCATGTTAGATCTAGATTTTATCTAATTCCTCCTGCTGAATGGAACTTTGCTATGAATCTACCATTAGCTCAATTTGTTTACAAATAAGGAATATAAATGTTCACGAGAAATCCATTTTTAGATTTTTTTATGGGAGGTGGAGATAGAGTAACTCCAGACTATGGAAACATCTCGTCAATTTCAAATATAAAAGCAAACGCTGCTTCATATAATTCAAGTCTATTACAAAATAATAGATTCCTATTATTCATCACTTCACCATCAACGTTGAGATATAATAGTACAGATTCTGAAGAAGATGCATATGTAGGAAACCAACAGGGATTTTCTGGAGGGGGATCTTTACCTTTCCTATGCTTCACTACCAATCTACCTGGTGTCACATTTAACAATAGGTCTGTTCTTCCAGCTGGTTACGGAATGGAAACTAAGGTTCCTTACACACAATCATTTGAACCTTTGGCTCCAACTTTCTACGTTGATCAGAATATGACTGTGTTCAATTTCTTTACTAAGTGGATGCAAAGCATTATCAACTTTGGTGGAGAAGATGCTATCAATTCACCTAGTACATATAATGGTGCTCAAATGTTTGAAGTATCATATAAAGATACATATCAAACTACAATTGACATTTATGTTTATAATAGTTCATCTGATATTTTAATGGAATATAAATTTTATAATGCTTATCCAACAAAGATAGGGGATGTTGGATTATCTTGGGAAGATACAAATCAAATTATGACTTGTCCAATTACTATTAACTACGATTACTGGACTTCTAATTTCTTCTCTCCATCTAATGACTATTTCTACAATAACCCTAACATTACATATTTTAACAATTTGTTCACTAGTGGGTTTCAAGGATATAATTTAGATCCCACTAACGTCTCAACAAATTTTATTTCTAGAAACTATATTTTGGATAGAATATCAAGTAGATCTACATTGAGAAGATATAGAAGACTTTGATTGATTGGAGTACATCATGGGATTACCAAAACTACAAGTGCCTATTTTTATCTGCAAATTACATTCTGTAGATGAACCAGTAAAGTTTAGACCTTTTTCTGTTAAAGAAGAAAAGGTTTTATTGATAGCTAAAGAAAGCATCGACGATTCTAATATTCTTTTAGATTCCGTTAGGCAGATTGTTAACAATTGTGTGATTAGTAAAATAGACGTTTCTAAATTACCTATGTTTGATCTAATATATTTGTTTGTTCAACTAAGAAGCAAATCTATTGGTAACATCCTTGAATTAAATTTAAGAGACAACGAAGATAACAAGATCTATAAAGTAGAAGTAAATCTTGATAATATTTCTTTAACAATAAATCCAAATCATACAAACAAAATAAAATTAAGTGATAATATTGGATTGATTATGAAATATCCAACAATAGAAACATTAAAAAATAAAGATCTAAACAATATAGATGATTCTATTGAAATTGTTAAACAGTGCATTGAGAGTGTATATGATAGTGATAATGTTTATAAATTTAAGGATCAATCTAAAGAAGAGATAGATGAATTCTTTAATACTATGAGTATTCAAAATATATCAGATATAAGAAGTTATTTTGAAACTATGCCATCTATGAACTACACTGTATCCTATACAAATTCTAAAGGCACAGTTCAAAATTACGAGGTAAATAACTTAAAAAATTTTTTTCAATAACTCTGTCTCATAATTCTATAGCTAATTATTACAACTTGAACTTTTTATTAATGTACTACCATAAATATTCTTTGAGTGATATTGAAGATATGCTACCATTCGAAAGAGATATTTACGTGGGATTACTTGAGACAGAGCTACAAAAACAGAAAGAGGCTAACAAGTAAATGGTATTACCATTATTAGCGGCAGCAGGTAGAGTAGGATTGAGCGCATTAGGAAGTGGTTTAATGCGTGGGATTTCTTCATTATTTGGAGGTGAACGTGAACAACCTTCAGGTAGTGCTCAAGCAGAAATACCTACATTGGAACCCATTACACCTACACCTAATCTAGTTCCAATTCAAACTGTCAATCAATCACCTTCTTCTATGATATCAAATCAAATAGTTCCACAGACAAAAACTAACGATGGAAGATTAGACTATTTAATTTCAATTACAGAGGGTATTAGATCTAAAGTTAATTTGTTACAGTCTCAGATAAAATCTATCAACTCTAATTTAGTAGATGTAGGTAAAAATGTTCAATCTTCTTCAGAAAGAAAAGAGCCTGGTCCTATAAGATCAGCAATCAAACTTGCTACATCATCATTTGCAGGTGCTGGATTAACTGCAGCAGGATTGGGAACATTTGCTGCATTTTTAAATGCACCTGATAAACCAGTCTCTCAACAAATAGATGATATTAGAGAAGGAAGAGTTTCTCCGGAGTCTCTAACATCACAAATTGATAGCGAATTGGGAATAGAAGGACCTACTGTGTTTTCAGCAGCTGGTCAACAACTTCCAACACAATCTAGAGAACAAGCATCTAAAAGAACGATTGAAAATGCTATAAATGATAGTCCAAGAGTAAGGGAAGTAGTACAAGAATTAGAAAAAGCTGGAATACAAGTTGATAAGTCTAGAAGTGTTAATTCTCTTTCAGAATATATTACTAGATTAGCATTCAAAGGACAAGAGAATGTAGGTCCTGTAGGTCCTCAATCTGGATCAGTTAATACTGGATCTGGACAACAGCTTCCAGTTACTAATCCTACAGTACGTAATCTAAGATATCTTGAATCAAAGATGGAAACTTCAGCACCACCTACTCTTGTTACTCCTTCTAACAATACAACAAGAGTATACGATCCTGATAAACATGGACCTTCGATTGAATCTATTAGACCCGAACCAACAAAAAAATCTTCTGAATCAATATATGGGTTACAATTAGAACCCTCTAAGATTGGATATCTGGGCCCATCTGTAACAGAACCTGCTTCAGTTAAATTATCAACTCAATCGATAGCTGAAAATTCCACTGGTCAGATGAGACCAACTATTGTCCAACCTATCATTAACAACACGTATAGTGGTGGTGGTTCTGGAGGACAACAAGTAATCAATCAAAGTGGTTCAAGTGCCTCAGTAAGAGTAGCTTACAATACACCTGCTGACTTTAAATCATACTCACCTTCATTATCAGGTGTAATATAAAAAAGGGGCCAGAGGCCCCTTTTCATTTTCACGAAGTAGCTAATTTCTTAAAGAAGCTCAAATCTTCATCATCGTCATCATTCCAAGGTGCTGATTCCTGCTTTGCTGCAGTAATTGTAGGTGCAGGAGCTGCCTTGTAAGGTGTTGGGAAAGCTTCATCGTCATCGATCGATAAAGAATTGCCAGCACGTTGGTTGGAATCGCTGGTAGAACCAAGAGCCTTTTCCAAACGCATCTTAAGTTCTTCATATGACTTGAAATGCTTAGGATCTACAAGCTCTTGAAGAGAATGTTGCTTATTCCAAATTGCTTTGATCTCTTCATCATCTTGAGCAATAGCAGTAGGTGCTTCAAACTCTGACTTATCGTAGTTACGATAGCCCTCGACTTGACGGATCTTCAATTTGAAGTTAGCACCATCCCAGAAGTCAAATGGATTGATAGGTCTTTCATCAACAAATTGAGGATGCATTGCTTCATTGAGTTTGTCGAAGATCTTCTTGCCATACTTAAACAAGAATACCTTACCATTATTCTCTGGACGAGTAGGATCGTTAACGACTAGAATGTTAGAGAAGTAAGAAAGTCTACGCTTGTACTTACGAACGAGATCTTTATTAGACTCTACACCAGAGTTCCAAAGCTTAGTATTCATTTCTGATACTGGATCTGGCTTATTGAGAGTAGTCAAACTCTTTTCGATATACCAACCACCAGGACCTTGGAACCCATGGTCCCAAATGCGTACGAACGGCACGTCTTCACCAGTTGGGGCGGGAAGGAAACGAATGATCGCATAACCGTTGCCGGCTTTGTCGACGTCTGGTTTCCAGTATCGATCGTCTTCTGCTGAGTTGTTGTTTTGGGAAACATTATTATTGAGCTTGTTGAGCTCGGATGTGAGTTTGTCAAAGTTAGTCTTACGATTTTGTTTGAGTGATTCGAAATTAGTAGTCATAGTATTCTCCGTTGTTTGTTACGATATATTAATTGTATAGGACGACGTATAAAAAATCAAGAGAATTTTTTTCTCAAGATTCCACAATATTTATCCTTATCATATTGTAGGAATGGATGCAACTTCTTACAGTTCAATGCTATTTTTGGCCATAGTATTGGATCCTGTATTTGTTTGTTCCACTTACTAAAGAAACGTACACAGTCTTGAATAATAATAAATGTTTCTTTAGTAATCTTTTTTCTGATTACCATATTAAGAAGATAAGGGTACTGACCTTCCGGTACTTCAAAATTGGCATCAAAATTTTCTAATAAATTGTCTATGTCAGATTCAAACGTATAAGTTAACGTTTGTTTTCTTTTTAGGAATTGGTTGTATTTCATTTGTTGGTCTAAACCAAACAAATCTCCAACCCACAGCTTTTCTGATTCTGAAAAATTAGCAACAAGAAATATTAGAGGATCTTCATGTTTGGATAACTTGTAAAACATATATTTGTCTTTACGAGTTTCAAACGAGTGTTCAGATGCTCTCACCTTGCCATTATATTTAAAAAAATCATATGATTGTGAAGTAAAATGGTTTTTAATCGCTGTGTAAAGTTTGAAAGCTTCAAACGGTGTCATATTGGAAG